ACGCGTGCGGTGTTTTTCGCCGGCGAGATCCGCGCCTGGCAGGTGGCGATCCCCGGTTTCGGCACCGTCACCGGGCCGTTCCAGATCACCGCACTGGAATATGCCGGGCGTCATGACGGCGAGATGACCTTCGAGATCGCGCTCGAATCCGCCGGCGCGCTCGTCTTCGCGGCCCTGTGAGGCGGCAATGGGCCTTCATCCCAATCGCCGCCGCGGCGAGATCGCGGCCAGGTTCGATGGCGAGATGCGGCTGATGTGCCTGACGCTGGGTGCGCTGGCCGAACTCGAAAGCGCTTTCTGCGTCGCCAATCTGGCGGAGCTTGCCGAAAGGTTCGAGGCCGGCCGGCTGTCGGCGGAAGACATCATCCGCATCCTCGGCGCCGGGCTTCGCGGCGCGGGCAACGCGTTCAGCGACGAGGATGTCGCCGTCATGTCGGTCGAGGGCGGCGCGGCGGGCTTTGCCCGGATCGCCACGGAACTGTTGTGGGTGAGTTTTGGCGGCGCTCAAGAGACTTCAACAGGATCACCAGATCGGGAGGGTCCGGCGACGCCTGCGGGCAGGCCGGCAAACCCTCCCGGGCCGCAGGCGGCAGCGCGGTGACGGAGCGGACACGGACGTTTTTCCCCTGGGCGTCCATGATCCGCTTCGGCCTCGCCCGCCTGCGGCTGACCCCTGAAGCCTTCTGGCGCCTGAGCCTTGTCGAACTGGTGGCGCTGATCGACGCGGACGATCTGCCACCGATGGCGACACGCGATGGCCTTGCAGCGCTGATGGCGCAATTTCCGGACACGACATCCCGAAAGGAGCCCGGCGATGACCGATGAGCCAAACCTGAATGTGAGCGTCGAGCTCGATCTCAACGGAGCCGACCGGGCGCTCGATGAGCTCAAGGACAAGGCCGATGCCTTTGGCGGCGCGCTGTCGGGGGCGCTGAAATCGGCCACCGTCGACGGCCGCAATCTCGACGACGTGCTGCGCACGCTGGGCAACCGCATGGTGGGCATTGCGCTCGATGCCGGCGTCAAGCCGCTCGAGCAGCTGATCAGCAATACGATTACCGGCCTGAGCGGCAGCCTGGGCCGGGTGCTGCCGTTCGCAAGTGGCGGCGTGCCGGGACGGGTGACACCCTTCGCCGATGGCGGCGTGGTGGACGGCCCATCCTATTTTCCGATTGCTGGCGGCGATGTCGGACTGATGGGGGAAGCGGGCGCCGAGGCGATCCTGCCCTTGAGCCGCGGACCGGACGGCAGGCTCGGCGTGGCGGCGGGCGGCGGTGGCCAGGCGGTCTATGTGACCTTCAATGTGACGACGCAGGATGCCCCGAGTTTTTCCAAATCCGAGGCGCAGATCACCGCCATGCTGGCCCGCGCGGTCGGGCGCGGCCGGCGCGGGCTTTAGGGAGCAGCGGCCATGACCAACGGTTTTCACGAGGTTCGGTTTCCGCTGAGGCTGTCGCTTGGCGCCAGCGGCGGGCCGGGGCGGCGCACCGACATCGTCGCTCTATCCAATGGCGGCGAGACCCGCAATGCGCGCTGGGCCGATGCGCGGCGGCGCTATGATGCGGGCACCGGCCTGCGCGGGCTAGAGGATCTGTATGAACTCATCGCGTTCTTCGAGGCGCGGCGCGGGCAGCTTTACGGGTTTCGGTTTCGCGATCCGGTGGATTACGCCTCGGCACCGCCGGGACAGGCGGTGACTGCCACCGACCAGCCGATCGGAACCGGCGACGGGGTGAGGACTGTTTTCGAGCTTGCCAAGACCTATGCAGACGCAGGCGGCGCGACCGTCCGCCGGATCGAGAAGCCGGCGGACGGCAGCGTTGTGCTGGCGGTGGACGGGGCGATCCTTGAGGCGGGCGATTACGTGGTCGACAGCGCCACGGGCCTGGTGTCCATCGTGCCGGGTCGGGTTCCCGCGCCGGGCGCGCAAGTGACCGCCGGTTTTGAATTCGACATTCCGGTGCGCTTTGACACCGACCGCATCGAGATCAGCCTGGCGGCGTTCAAGGCGGGGTCCGCGCCGAGTGTGCCCCTGGTGGAGATCAAGCCATGAGAGATTTTCCGGAGACACTTGCGGCGCATCTTGGCCAGACCGCGACCACCACCTGCCATGCCTGGCGGCTCCGCCGCAGCGACGGCCTGGTGCTGGGCTTTACCGAGCATGACCGCGATCTCGAATTCGATGGCACGGTGTTTTCCGCCGCCACGGGATTTCGCGCTAGCGAGGTTGAATCCGGCCTGGGTCTGGAGGCCGACGCCGCCAATGTGGCTGGCGCGTTTTCCGATGCGGCGATCAGCGCCGATGATCTGGCGCTCGGGCGCTATGACGGCGCGCGAGTGGAGACGTTCCTGGTCAATTGGCAAAGCCCTGCGGATCATGTGCTGCTGTCAACGCGCGAACTGGGCGAGGTGCGGACGGCCGGCCCGGCCTTCGCGGTGGAACTGCGCAGCCTTGCGGCCCGGCTCGATCAGCCGCGCGGCCGGCTTTATGGCAGTCGCTGCGATGCCGATCTGGGCGACGGGCGCTGCGGCAAGGACATCTCGGCGCCGCCTTTCAAGTTGAGCGGCGCCATTGTGGCGGTGACGGACGAGATGACACTGATTGTCAGCGGGCTTGGCGGCCGGCCGGCCGGCTGGTTCGGCAATGGGCGCGTCAGGTTTACAAACGGGCTGCTGGAAGGGCTCAGCATCGACATTTCAGCCCATGCCGCCGAGGCGGGCGGCGTGCGACTCGAGCTGTGGTCGCCGATGGCGCGGTTGCCGGCGCCAGGGGATCAGATCGAGGTGAGCGCGGGCTGCGACAAGTCGTTCGAGACCTGTCGAGCCAAGTTCGACAACCTTCTCAATTTCCAGGGTTTTCCCTTTCTGCCGGGCAGTGATTTCGCCTATGGCTACGCCGATGCGGACACCGTCCATGACGGCCGTCCGATTGTGCCATGAGCCACGATCTGAACGGCCAGCGCGTGGTCGCCGCGGCGCGGGCCTGGATCGGCACGCCCTACCGGCACCAGGGATCGCGCAAGGGCGTGGGTTGCGATTGCCTCGGGCTGGTGCGCGGCGTCTGGGCCGAGATCATCGGCCAGGAGGCGGAGCGGCCTGGCGCCTATGCGCCCGACTGGGCTGAGCGCGGGCGGACCGAGCGATTGATCGAGGCGGCGCGGCGGCACTGCGGCGCGGCAATTCCCTTCTCAGAGGCAAGCCCGGGAGACATCCTGCTGTTTCGATGGCGCGACGGGGTGTCGGCCAAGCATGCGGGCATTCTTTCAGGCCCGGATCACTTCATTCACGCCTATGAACCCGTGGGCGTGATTGAAAGTGCGCTGGTGCCCGCCTGGGGGCGACGGATCGCGGCGGTGCACCGGTTTCCGTCTCAAGCCTGAATCCCTTCTTTTCACTTTCCTGAAAAGCGAGATCCCGACATGGCGACAATCCTCTTGCAGGTGGCGGGCGCCGCTCTCGGAAGCGTCTTCGGGCCGGTTGGCACGGCGATCGGCTCTGCGGTCGGCGCGACGCTGGGCGGTCTCGTCGACACCAGCCTGATCAATTCCACGCGCACGATCCGCGGCCGGGGACTGAGCGGCGCGCGGATCCCGTCGGCGGACGAGGGCTCGCCCATCCTGAGGGTGCATGGGTCGATGCGGATCGCCGGCGCGCTGATCTGGGCGACGCGGTTCGAGGAGACGGTGACGCGGGAGCGCCAGGGCGGCAAGGGCGGCGGCCCCAAGGTGGAGAGCTACCACTATCACGCCAATTTTGCGCTTGGGCTGTGCGAAGGCCCGATCGCCATGATCCGCCGGGTCTGGGCCGACGGGCGCGAACTGGATCTCGAAAGCCTCGACATGCGGATCTACCGCGGCACGGCGACGCAATTGCCCGATCCGCTGATCGAGGCCAGGCAGGGCGCGGGCAAGGTGCCGGCCTGGCGCGGGCTGGCCTATGTGGTGTTCGAGCGCTTGCCGCTCGACGCCTTCGGCAATCGTATCCCGGTGCTGCAGTTCGAGGTGGTGCGGCCGGTGGGTCAACTGGAAACCGCGATCAAGGCGGTGGCGGTGATCCCCGGCGCCACCGAACACGGTTACGCCACGACGCCTGTGCGCGAGACGCTTGGCCCGGGTGCTGCGCGCCTGCTCAACCGCAATATGCGGCAGGCCTCGACCGACTGGGCCCAGTCGATCGACGAGCTGCAGGCGCTGTGCCCGAATCTCAAATCGGTGGCGCTGGTCTCGTCGTGGTTCGGCGATGATCTGCGCGCCGACCTCTGCCGGTTCCGACCCGGCGTCGAGGTGAGAAGCCGCTCGGGCGAAACACGGACCTGGAAGGTGGGTGGCCTGAGCCGCGCCACCGCGCATCTGATCAGCAGCAATGAGGGCGGCCCGGCCTATGGCGGCACCCCTGATGATCACGCGGTGATCGAGGCGATTGCCGATCTCAAGGCGCGCGGGCTCAAGGTGGTGCTGTACCCCTTTGTGCTGATGGATGTGCCGGGCGGCAATGGGTTGCCAGACCCGAAGGGCGCTGCCGAACAGCCGGCCTATCCGTGGCGCGGGCGGATCACTGCCAGCCCGGCGCCGGGGCTGACTGGCACCCCGGACGGGACGGTGGCGATGCGGACAGACATTGCGGCGATGAGCGGGGGGATGACGGCGGCGGATTTCACCGTGGCCGGAGAAACAGTTTCGTGGAGCGGCGGAGACGAAGGCTATCGCCGCTTCGTACTGCATCATGCGGCGCTGGCGCTGGCCGCGGGCGGTGTTGACGGTTTCATCATCGGATCTGAAATGACCGGCCTGACCCGGCTGCGCGACGAGACCGGCGCATTTCCTTTTGTCGATGAGCTGATCGCGCTCGCCGCCGACGTCAAGGCGATGCTGGGAGAGGCGACAACGGTAACCTATGCCGCCGACTGGACCGAATATTCAGGCTACCGCCCCGCTGACGGCTCTGGCGACGTCTACTTCAACCTTGATCCGCTGTGGGCGCATCCGGCGATCGGCGCGGTCGGCATCGACAATTACATGCCGCTGAGCGACTGGCGGGACAGCGACCGGGCGGCAGGCAATCCCGATGGGGCTGACTTTGCCAATGATTCCGGGGCGATGGGCAGGGCGATTGCCAGCGGCGAGGGCTATGACTGGTATTATGCCGACGAGGCTGGGCGGAATGCCCGCGACCGGCTGTCGATCAGCGACGGGCTTGCGGGCAAGGACTGGGTCTACCGGGTCAAGGACTTGCGCGGCTGGTGGCAGAACCAGCATTTCGACCGCATTGCCGGAGCCGAGGCAGAAAGCCCGAGCCCCTGGGTGCCCGGCTCCAAGCCGTTCTGGTTCACCGAACTGGGCTGCCCGGCTGTCGACAAGGGCGCGGGCCAGCCCAATCTGTTTCCCGATCCGAAATCGTCCGAAGGCGCGCTGCCCTGGTATTCGACCGGCGCGCGCGACGACCTGGCCCAGCGCGCCTTTCTCGAGGCCCATCTCGCCCACTGGTCCGGCCCGGCCAATGCCGGTGGCATGGTTGAGACAGACCATATCCATCTCTGGACCTGGGACGCGCGACCCTATCCGGCGTTTCCGCTTTCTTCCACCGTGTGGTCGGACGGTCCGAATTGGCGCACCGGGCACTGGCTCAACGGGCGGCTTGGGGCGATGGCGCTCAGGGATCTGATTGCCGCGATCCTGACGGACGCGGGGATGGCGGATTTCGACGTTGACCAAGTCGACGGCATGGTCGCCGGCCATGTGATCGCAAGCCCCGCTTCGGCCCGCGCGGTGCTGGAACCGCTGCTGCAGGCCTTTGCCATCGATGTGCGCGAAGGCCCCGGCGGGCTCGAATTCGCCTCGCGGCTGAAGCTGGGCGCGGCGCCGGTCGAGATCGGCGTGGTGGCCGAAGCCGATGAGGGACCGCTGCTGGAGGAGATCCGCGGCGAGATCGGCGAATTCGCCAATGAGGCGGTGGTGCTGTCGGCCGATCCGCTCAATGACTATGCCCCGGCCTCGGCGCGCTCGCGCCGGCTTGAGGGCGAGCCGCTGCGCCAGCGGGACCTGCCTCTCAGCCTGGCGCTCGATCCTGGCCTGGCGCGCATGACCGCCGATCAATGGCTGCATGACCACCGGCTGCAGCGCCGCCAGGTGCGCTTTGCCCTGCCGCCGCAAGCCGCCCGGGTGCAGCCGGGCGATGTCATCCGCTTCGTCCTGCCCGAGGCGCCGCAGGGCCGTTACCGCATCGTGCGCATCGAGGACGGCGAGATGCGCCGCGTCGAGGCGGTGGCCCACGCGGGGGCGGCGCCGGGCGAGATGGGCGAAACACTTGGCTCCCGCGCCTCGACCGACGCCAACGCCTATTTCGCGCCCGACCTGGTGTTTCTCGATCTGCCGGTGATCTCCGGCACGGACGAGACTGGCTGGGCGCGGGCGGCAGCTTTTGGCCGGCCATGGCGCGCCATGGTGCTGTCAAGTTCGGTGGAGGAGGAAGGCTATGCCGCTCGGCTGACGCTCGATGCGCCGGCGAGGATCGGCGCGCTGGCAGTGGCCTTGCCGGCGGGCGATGCCGAAGGCCGGTTTGATGCGCGTGTCGCCCTTGAGGTGGATCTGGGCTTTGGCGGGCTGTCGAGCGCCAGCCGGCTGGCGGTCCTGAACGGCGCCAATGCGGCGGCCGTCCGCTCCCTGTCAGGCGCCTGGGAAATTCTCCAGTACGAGTCCGCCGAGGAAATCGCCCTCGGCCGCTGGCGGCTCAAAAACCTGCTGCGCGGGCAGGCCGGAACCGATGACGCGATGCGCGCCGGCGCCGCTGAGGGAGCGGCGTTCGTCGCGCTCGACGGCGCGGTGCGGCCGCTCGGGCTGTCGCTCGAGGAGGCCGGCCGCGCGCTTAACTGGATCGCCGAGGCCTCGGGCGGGCCGGTCGGAGCAACCGGGCCGACGGTCTTTGCTGGCGGCGAACGCGCGCTCACGCCGCTGTCGCCAGTGCATCTCAAGGGCGTGCGCGAGACGGGCGGCGTGCGCTTCTCCTGGATCCGGCGCGGACGGATATCCGCCGACAGCTGGACGCCGGCGGAAATCGCCAATGACGAGGGCGTCGAGCGTTACCGGATCGAAATCCTTGACGGCGCAACAATCGTCCGCTCCGCCGAGGCGGAGAGCCCGTACTGGCTCTATCCCGCGGCAGATAAAATTGCCGATTTTGGCGCGGAACAGGCAACGCTCACCGTGCGGGTGGCGCAAGCCGGGAAACGACTGCCCTGGGGCGTGGCGCGCACCGCGACCATCGAACTTTGAAACGCACCGTTGAAAGGAGAGACAGAATGACCGACATCAAGCCGTGGTGGCAATCAAAGACACTGTGGGGCGCCATCGTGACGATCGGCTCGGCGGCCCTCGGCCTCGCGGGTCTTGAGCTCGGCGAGACGGATCGCGAGGCCCTGATCGAGTTGCTGACCTCGCTCGGCGCGGTTATCGGGGGGGTAATCGCGATCTTTGGACGGATCACGGCGAGGAGCAGGATCGGGTGAAGTCTTGATCGTCAGTTCAGTTCCACTCCCGGGTTCCATTCATTTGCGGTTCAGGCAGGATCTTGTATCACTGGCTCCACGATGAAATACGAACCGCTTCAGGGCTGATCATGACCATGAATATCCTCAGTATTGGCTTATTCGCAGCACATGCCGCGACCATGGCGCCGGTGGCTGCTATGCCTGTGGGGCAGGGAGCGTCGGATGGCGCGGCGATCATCCGCGTTGCCGCTGACTGCTCCGGCGCCGCGGCCCAGGTTGTCGGCAGCACCGGCGGACAGCTGCTGTCGGCTTCGGCCAAGACCAGCGGTGGCCAGACGGTTTGCGAAATTACTGTGCTGGTGCCGGGCAGCGGCAATGACCGGCCGAAGAAAGTCACGGTTACGGTGCCGCAGTGA